TTTGGACGGAACCAAAACACACAAGTTGGTATTGGAAGGTTTGTTTGGGCCAACAAAAAGAGTTGTAACAACCAAAGAATTAATTGATAAAAATCAATTATCATCCTTTAACATTAAATGTTTAGTACTGAAACACTCCGAGGAGATTTGTCAACTAATGAAGGACAAGTCTTATCCGGATGAACTGAAGTATTTGATTGAGTCTGAAAATCGAAATCGTTTCATACGTAATCTGGCAGTAAGTTTAACCAAAAATACATTGGTGTTGTTTCAAATGAAAAAACATGGTAAATTACTTTACGAAATGATTAAAGAGAAAGCTGTTGGCCGTAAAGTATTTTTTGTTGACGGAGATGTTGAAACAGAAGTCAGAGAAGAAATTCGTAGAGTTATGGAAATAGAAGATGATGCAATTTTTGTGGCTTCGTTTGGTACAACAAGTACTGGCACAAACATTAGAAATCTACACAATATTATATTTACATCACCATCAAAATCTAGAGTTAGGAATCTACAGTCTATTGGCCGTGGTTTAAGGCAGTCTGATGGTAAAGAGATTGCAACTCTTTATGATATTGCAGACGACCTTAGGATAAAAAAACACACAAACTTTACTTTGCAACACTTTGTGGAAAGAGTAAAGATATATAATGAAGAACAGTTCTCTTTTAAAATTTACAATATAGGACTAAAAAATGGCAGTTAAAATTTTACGATTTAAAGATGGTCTAGATGTAATCTGTGACTGCATTTATGAAAAAGATAACAAAGTGGTGATTGACAGTCCCATGTTGTTCGAACTCAGAGGAACAAACCTCATATTGCAACACTGGTTACCTGTGTTCGTAATGAAAGGAGAGTCTGTTGAGGTTGGTATGGATAACATACTATGCACAATGGATCCAACTGATGATTTTGAAGAATATTATTCAACATCCGTCATTAAGTTAAAAGACTCTGAGAGAAAAGAAAGAGAAGTGGAACTTAATGATGAAGTCATGGCTGCCTTTGAAGAAAAGGAGATTGGTAAATCTTTAATACATTAATATCATAGGGGAACACCGAGGACTATATCATATGTCAAGCCCCTTGTCAACAACTTTTTATGGTACATTTGAATGAGTAAACAAAAACATTATATAAACAATCAAGATTTCCTAAAAGCACTTGTCGATTATAAGACAAACTGTGTAGAAGCCGAAATGGCTAACAAACCAAAACCAAAAATTCCCAATTATATTGGTGAATGTTGGATGAAGATTGCCGAAGGATTATCACACAAGCCAAACTTTATTAACTATACCTATCGGGATGAAATGGTTTCGGATGGTATTGAGAATTGTTTGATGTATTTTGAAAACTTTGATCCGTCTAAGTCAAATAATCCATTTGCATATTTTACTCAAATTATATATTTTGCATTTTTACGCAGAATACAAAAAGAAAAGAAACAACTATACGTCAAATACAAAGCCACAGAGATGTATGGTATTCTGGATGAATTTGAAATGTTAGAAGGTGAAGATGGTAGTACCAAACAATTTGAATTATATGACAATATTGCAGAGTTTATTGAAACATATGAAATTGCCAAAAAGACCAAAAAGGCCGGCAAAGATGCTGCAAAGAAACCAAAAGGGCTTGAAAAATTTATTGAGGAGTGATATAATGAAAATAGGATTTAATTGTAGTACATTGGACTTGTTTCATGCAGGCCATGTTACAATGTTGAAGATTGAGAAACAACATTGCGATCATTTGATTGTAGCAGTACAATCTGATCCAACTATTGATAGGCCAGATAGCAAAAACAAACCTGTACAATCTTTGTACGAAAGGTTTGTACAAATCTCTGCTTGTAAATATGTGGATGAAGTATTGGTATATGAAACAGAACAAGATTTGGAAAACATTTTTAAAACACAGACTATTCATATTCGATTTTTAGGTGATGAATACAAATCAAAACCATTTACTGCAAAACAATATTGTCTTGATAGTGGTATAGAGTTGTTCTTTCATGACAGACAACATCCATATAGTAGTTCTAAATTAAGACAAAGAGTTTATGAAGCTGAGGTTGAACGAATGAAAAAATTAAATACGGAATATAATGAATGTCAAAAGTAGCAATAATAACTGACCAACATTTCGGTGCAAGGAATGACTCAACACTTTTCTTAGACTTCTATGAGAAGTTTTATAAAGAAACATTCTTTCCAACGTTGATAAAGGAAAAGATTGATACAGTGCTGATTCTTGGTGATACATTTGACCGTAGAAAGTACATCAATTTCTTTTCACTGAAACGTGCAAAACAAATGTTCTTTGATCCTCTGTTTAATATGGGCATACGAGTTCATATGTTGGCTGGTAATCACGATACTTATTTTAAAAATACCAACGAGGTTAATTCATCAGATTTACTTCTTGGTGAGTATGGTATCACATTAAATGTTATTGACCATCCAGCCGAAATATATGTTGGACCACATAAGATTTGTATGATGCCTTGGATTTGTGCAGAAAATTATGAAGATTCTTTACAAATATTAAAAGACACTGATGCAAAATTTTGTATGGGTCATTTTGAAATTGCAGGCTTTGCCATGTATCGTGGTATGCCATCTGAAGGGGGGTTAGACCGTGGAATTTTTAGGAAGTTTAGTCACACTTTTAGTGGTCATTACCATCACAAATCTTCTAGTGATGATATCTACTATTTGGGAAATCCGTATGAACTTACTTGGCAAGATTACAATGATTCTCGGGGTTTTCATTTGTTTGATTTGGATACTCACCAACTTGAATTCATAGAAAATCCAAACAAAATGTTCCATCGAATCATTTACGATGACAAAGAACAATCAATCAAAGAAATTGATGGCAAAGATTTAAATCCATACACAAATACATATGTCAAAGTGGTTGTAATAAACAAAAACAATCCGTATTTGTTTGACAAGTTCATGAATAACCTGTATAATGTAAACCCAGCAGATATTACAATTGCTGAAGATTTTACAGAATTAGAAGATGGTGATGAAGTCATTGATGAAGCCGAAGACACACTTACCATATTAAACAAGTACGTTGATGGCATTACGGAAGAAAGTATTGACAACGACCGGTTAAAAACATTATTGAAAGAACTCTACATAGAGGCATTGAATACTGAACAAGCATGATTTTATTCCAAAAGATTAAGTGGAAGAATTTTCTTTCAACTGGAGCTCATTTTACTGAGATTGATTTTACCAAATCTAATAACACCTTGATTATTGGTCATAATGGTGCAGGTAAGTCCACAATTTTGGATGCACTGTGCTTTGGATTGTTTGGTAAACCTTTTCGTAAAATCAACAAACCACAGTTACTAAATTCGGTTAATGGTAAAGAAGCTGTTGTTGAAGTATATTTCAATATCGGCCAAAAGAAATACAAGGTCATTCGTGGTATTAAACCAAACGTATTTGAAATCTACCTGAATGATGTATTGATGAACCAAGATGCAGCTGCAAAAGACTATCAAGAGATACTAGAGAATAATATTCTCAAATTAAATTACAAGTCTTTTACGCAGGTTGTCATTCTTGGTTCAGCATCTTTTGTTCCGTTTATGCAGTTATCGGCTGCTGACCGTAGATCAATCATTGAAGACCTATTGGATATTCAGATATTTTCTTCAATGAATAATGTTATTAAAGAGAAGAATTCTGCCATCAAAGAAGAGTTGAATAAAGCCAAGTATGCGATTTCTCTTACCGAAGAAAAGATAACACTACAAAAACAAAACATTGAAGAACATAAAAAGAACCACGATGCGGATATCAAACGTAAACTGGAAGAAATTGGAAAATCAAAATTACAAATGAATACATTACAAAATGATGTTCTATTGATTAACAAACACATTGCAGTATTACAAAATAAAATTGGTGATAAGAAAGAAAAACTGGATAAAAAATCCAAAGGCTTATTTCAAATCAAAGGTAAAGTACAAACTAATATTGATCGAAATCAAAAAGAGATTGACTTCTATGAAAACAACCATGATTGTCCAACATGTAAACAATCAATTACACCTGAGTGGAAAGATTCTCAATTGCAAGAAAAGTCAGAGAAAATCTTCACACAAAAAACCGGCTTGAGTGAGATTGAACAAGAGTTAAACAAAGTAACATCTGAAATAAAATCAATAACGGATATCATTTCACACATCAGTTCTCACAATGGTGAAATTATTAAACATACTTCTACCATATCAGCAATAAGCAACTACATTACCAAACTAAACAATGAGATAGATGAGTTGGGCAATAAACAAACTGGTACAGAAGGTGGTGACCAAAAGTTAATTGAATTAAATACTGCACTGACTGAATATAAGAAAAACCATGAAACTAGTTTGAATGAAAAGCATTACCATGAATTTGCAGGCACGTTGTTGAAAGATGGCGGTATTAAAACACGAATCATTAAGCAATACTTGCCAATCATGAACAAGTTGATTAACAAGTATCTGAAAGCAATGGACTTTTTTGTCAACTTCAACATCAATGAAAACTTTGAAGAAACAATTAAGAGTAGACACCGTGATGATTTCTCTTATGCCAATTTTTCGGAAGGTGAAAAGATGCGTATTGATTTGGCATTATT